TACTGTACTCCGAGACGTGATATGCCTTTTTCGTTTATACCGTTTTGCGAGTGGTCTATCAAATCGCCTTCACAGATTTGTATTTTCAGGGGCAATATATCAGCGCCTTTATCGGTATTCGTGTGGCGCAAAATAACAATAATGTCACCGCCTTCAACAATTGAGCGCATAGCTAATTCCTGTAATCCGTAAAAAGTGTTTTTTCCGTAGAAGTCGCAGGCGGTTGTTTCCGCCCATCGTTTCCATACTTCTTTTACTCTTGTGTTTTCTTTCACCGTACCAAGCGGTGCGGGACGTATTCCTTCGCCGATTGTATGTTTTACAACCGCCTCAACGGCCCTCTTTGCCCATCCGTTGTTGCGCACCATGTGACGGGAACGGGAACGTAGGTCTTGAAGTGCGGACACTATTTCACTGTTTGGCCCCGTATGTCTTGCAATCTGTAAAGCCTTACCCCTGCGGCCTTTGTCGGCTGCTTCATAAGAGCGTTTCCCCTTTTTTATACGCTTAATATCTAATCCAAACAGTTTCATACGAATTATAATATACGGTTGTTATTATAATACCCCCTGTCAATTACCGCAATCTTCCTGCATCTTCCAAAACGTTCGGGGAATAAATCTTCTTCCATTATTTCAAGCAATTTCATCATCTCTCCCAATGAATGATATGTTACCGTCTTATCCCCATACTGAACTGAACGAACACCTTCTGTGATCGCATCTTTTAATTTTTCGTATTGCTGCAAAGTGAAACGCATAACATTATAACTATTATAATAATTGCGCAAAAATACAAATTATAATAATATCTCAAACAAAAAATTCAAAAAAAATCGTAATTGAGTGAAATATTTATAAAAAAAGGATGTTTTAATCCCAAAACGATGATTTTCGTTTTCTTCTAATGACGGTTTTTTCTATATTTGTGTCGTTGCCGGTTTCCTCGATTTTTTCACGCAGCGCTTTGTACTTAATTCCTCCGATTTTTTCCAGTGCTTCCGGCGGGAGTCTGTCTAATCCTACAATTGATGCGGCGACCCGGCAATAGTTTCGACAATCGAGTGGCTCGTTTCGTTCGTATGTCTTTATCCATTCGTAGCGAGGGTATCCTTTTATTATCTTTTTCACCTGCTGCTCTGCCGTCAGACCACGAAAATANTGCTCNTCGTATTGTGGAAAATGACAGTAACAGGGAGGCGGTTTTCCATCACCGTCTTTTTCAAGCCGCAACCATGAATACAATTCTGATTTAAGGAACGAACTGCCGACCGAATACAGCCTTACCTTACCGACCTTTTTCCCTGACCGTGTGATGTCAACTGTTTTGGGTGAAGAAAAAACCATGCCGAGACTGTCCTGTCCTTTGACAGGTACAACCCTGTCGGGCGCAAAACGGCGACAAAAAGTATAAACATGCGAGGTGTTGTACCCGCTGTCAACAGCCATCAGGCGCAACGGCATTTCTCCATATCCGACACGCGGCCATCGTTCTTCTACCACTTCTGCCAGTCTGTTCCATACCTCAACCCCTGCCGTATCACCTTCAATAACTCTGTAATCAATAGAATATGAACGCTTGTCTCTGCACCATCCGACAACTTCAAGTTCTACCCTGTCCTTTTGAACGTCCACACCTGCGGTAAGGAAACATACGTCTTCGGGAATCTGGTTTAAAGGGTAATGCTCGCGACGGTTATAAAGATTTTTGTGTTCGGGAGCCTCGCCACGCTCCATCCATGTTTCGCCGAGTACGGTGTTGACAAATACTTTCAATTTGTCCTGTACGCCCTTTGATACTAAAAATTCACGTGCAATGGTTTCCCATGACTTCCACCCGAAAGGCGAATATAATGTGTTCAGATGAAATCCGATAACCCTGTCACCTGACTTTTCGGGACATTCGGGAATCCATTCAGCGCCTTCGGGATAATCGTCTGTTTTTTCCGTAAACATGGTTGTCTTATACCGTTCCTCTATCAAACAGCCGCAATGTATGCAACAATACTGTGCCGTTTCGGGCTTCCCTTCGTCCCATTTCAGTTGACTAAAAACAAGCCGTTGCTTTTCGCCGCAATGTGGACAGGGTACATGGTAATAGTTTTGGTCGGTTCCTCCGATTGTATTTCCGTTATCATCCGGCTTACCGAAAAATTCACGCTCAATAACCGACATTCCCGATATGGTTGGCGTACTGCCTATCAGGATTTTCTTTTTGCCCTCAAAAGAACTTGTACGCGCTATGGCTAAATCAAGCGGGTTACCTTCGCCGTCGACATCCAACGGGTAAGCATCCACCTCATCAAGTATGAGGTATCGAACAGGCATTGAACGAAGCCCTGCACTGCTGTTTGCACCTGCGAGCCTTAGTACTCCGCCGGGAAAGGATTTCATGTTGATCGTGTTTTTCCCGTCACGGCTTTTGTTCGGCGATACCCGCGCGGCTAATTCGGGACAGGCTTCGATAAGCATGTCAATACGTGTTTTGGAAAGAAAATCAACCATATCGGTAGTAGGTTGAACCATTAACATGGGTGCAGGGGTGATGTGCATACCGTAACCTATGAAGTTACAACAGGCTTCCGTAAATCCTACCTGAGCGGACTTCATTACAACAACTCTCTGATAGGGAGAGAAGTCGCTCATACAGTCCATTATCTTGCGAAGATAAGGCGTTCTTCCGGTGCGGTATCGTCCTGCCTCTGCCGCCGCTATCGTTGAGAGAAACCGGTATTTATCCGCCCATTCGGATACGGTTATTCTGAGCGATGGTTTTAAACCATCCAAAAAACCTTGTATTTCTTTAAAAGCGCTCATTCAAATGTTACCCTATTTTTTTTGAATTTACATCCGTCAGACCCTCTAAAGAGGACGCAAGCGCTTCGGTTAGTATTTTTCTTATCTTTGATGTTTCGCCGTTAGCGGAAACTATGTCCGCCGCAATTCTATCAGGAACAGACATAATCGAATCGCGCAATTGTGCACCTGCCTCAAATAACTGCTTATAAACCACATCTTTTTGCACAAGAGACCCTTTTAACCTCAACAATTCAATCCGTGCGATTTCTGCTTTCGCGATTTTCTCGAGTCGCTGCGCCTCTGAAAGCGTCACGTCGCCTCCTTTGCCTTTCTTTTCGGCAGGCTGTACGTTCTCTCCTTTTAAACTCAATTCCTCTCGAAGTCGTTGAACGGCGGCTTTTGCTTCGGGCGTTCGCCTGCCCTGGCTAACATTTTCGGTATTTACCCATGCAACATCCGCCACTGTCTTATCAATCAAAATACGCTCTTTCTTACCTGTACGTCCCCCAAAATTCGTAGTGGAAATTGCACTCGAAGGTATCCGACCGTTATTAATTGCTGCCCTCACTGCTTTGGGGGTTACGCATAATGTTTTTGCATAATCCTCTAAAATCAACCAATTTGAGTTTGTGTTCATATTTTAATATTTCTTGTTAATATTTCTAACGTAATGATTTTCAAGCATCTAACTAAAAAGAAAACGCGGTGCGGCCTACCCTCGTTTTGGATTGCCGGGAAGGACCCAAAAAAAAATTTTAAAATTTTCTAAAAAACAAATTGTTTTCATCCGAATATGAAGGTGTTAGTTATTTCGCTATGTTATCGGCAGCAACCCTGAGCAATCTCTCTACTTCAATTACTACCTGCTTATTGATAAATTCATTCACATGCGATGAAACTCTTTGCCCGACAGCCAATGTGAAAGGCGATGCTGTATGCGCTTCTGTGATTGCTTCTACTTTCTTTATCTTTCCGGCTTTCGTTGTCTGTTTTGTTTTCGTATACCTGTTTCCCTGTCCACGTCCCGCAGGTAACTCCTTTGCGTATTTCCAATCACTCCTTCTCTTGCTGTGGGTATATCTACCCCGTCCGAATACTCCCTCATGTCCTGATTTCATTTTAGCCATAAAAGCATGTCCGAGGGTTATACTCTTACCTTTGTACACTGATACGGTAACACCCAAATCTGTTCCTGTCGGCTTAAATGCTACAACAGGGACAGATGACGTTTTAAGATGTATTCCTGCATAAAGATTGTCGCGTGTGGCTTTCGGGTTCACAAAGGCAATACGTTTCATGTATTTGGGCGCTATATTCGTTTCCTTTTTCAGCGCAGCATTGATGCCTGACTGTTTATTGG